GGCTACCCCGAACAACTGGGGTGTGCAGTGCTTCCACTTGCGGATTTTGAGTCGTCTGTCCATGCTCATACCATGACGAAGGCGAATCTACTGTCAGACACAGTGCGTAGAGCCAAGGGGATCTCAGCACAGCAAGCCATTACGTTGCACGCATACCTGCAGGTAGCGGGTGGTTCTATACCCGCCGAAGTTCATCAACCCGGCCAGTTGGCACCTCACTTTGAGGCTTTTCATGTAGCGCGGGATAATCCGTATGCTGTGACAAAGGAGTACGCGCGCGAATATGCGCGCTGTCCAGTGTCACAGTCAGCGGTCTTTCCCGTGCTGAGTGAGAACAATGACATCTCATGCCTTGAAGGTAGAATTACCGCACCGCAGGTTAAAGCCAAGTCGACTCTCAATATAACACCTAAGCACTACCGCTGGGCTAAGGAATTCATACGTTTACTCGTCCCTGAAACTGTGGCCCATGTTGGAGTGCCCTGGTCACTGCATGAAGTTGCAGAGAAGCAAGACAAACCGCTCCAGAGAGCGCGTACGGAGAAGCACGAGTTTGATACGGAGGTGCAGAACATGTTTATTATGGCTTTCCAAAAGAAGGAAGCCTATGAGGTTGGGAACAACCCACGTAACATCTCAACATGTCCTACACCCCACGTATTGAACCTGTCGACCTTCACGTACGCCTTCAAAGACCAAGTATTGAAGAGGACAAATTGGTACATTCCCTGCTTGACTCCTGCTGCAATAGCAGAGAGGATGCAGGTGATGGCCCAGCAACACGAGACCCTGATCGAGACAGATGCTAGTAGGTTTGACGGTTCCTTGACGCGCTTCGTGCGTGTCTACGTCGAACTGGCCGCATACTTGAGATGGATTTCTCGTGCTTATTCGGCTGACCTTCGCCGGTTGATCGAAGCTGAGCATAATTGTGCTGCACGTAATGCTACCCAGCGGTATTCTACGGAATACACGCGGGCATCGGGTTCCCCATTAACAACAGACGGGAACTCCATGATAAACGCCTTTGCATCATACTGTATGGAACGCGCTGCCGGTGAAGACCGCGACGTGGCTTGGTCCAGGATTGGACTTGTCGCCGGCGATGACGGAGTGAGACCAGGAACGGTCTCCACGTCATGCGTTACCAAAACCACTGCGGATTTAGGGCTCTGCTACAAGATCGAACGTGTAGCACATCGCGGTGAGCCCATAGCGATTCTCTCTCGGGTCTTTCTCGATCCGTGGACCACCCCCGCCTCGATACAATCACCAAGGCGCTCCTTGACCAAGTTACACACCACTACTGACCGTGCCCTAGCCATAGAGCAGGTGGGCTATGTCAGGACTGGTGCGTATCTTGTGACCGATGGGAAAACTCCATTTATATCCCATTGGTGTAGAGCGTACCGACGAAACCTCGCTGCAGCCTTCAAGGAGCGCAGTGGGGTCGATAAATGCCAAGACTTGCCCTATTGGGTGCGCAGCTCTGTAAGCCTCACTGAACCGTGGCCACAGGAGTATTGTGCAGCCGCCTGGGACTATGTCGCGGCAGATATTGGAGTCAGCGCCGACG